CCGAATGGATTGCGTCGAAGAAGATCAATGAAACTCTGAATGAGCGCGAACGGCGTTCAGCAGAGGAGCGTGCGGCAGCAGCGCACTACCAAGCTGTTGATGGTTGGAACCAGAGGTTAGAGAAGGCCACGGCTGAATTGCCGGACTTTAAGGAAGTCATTGAATCGAGCGATGTGCCGATGAGTGACTTCATGCGGGACGCGATTATCGACAGCGATCTCGGGCCGAAGGTAGCTTACTGGCTTGCCAACAATCCCGACGAAGCAAAGAAAATCGCATCTATGTCCCCATTGGCGACCGTCAAGGCGATTGGTCGCATTGAAGAACGATTGGAGAGCCAAGCGAAGGCTCCCAAGAAACCAACGGCTGCTCCGGCACCGCTCAAGTCCGTAGGTGGCAAGGCGTCAGTACAAAAAGACCCTGGCCAAATGTCGGATTCTGAATACGCCGAATGGCGTAAAAAGGGCCGAGCATGATGATGTAACTCTTTGAAAGGAAAGCAAAGTGTCGAACACCTTGAAATTCATAGACATGGTAGCGCGTGAAGCGCAAGCCATCGCGCACGAAAAGTGCACGTTCATCGGGACTACTGATAAGCAGTACGATGATTCGTTCGCTCAGAAAGGCGCAAAAATCGGTTCCGCTCTCCGCGTCCGCAAGCCGAACCAGTATGTCCGCACGCAAGGTTCCCGCGTCATGGATGTGCAGGATCAGGACGAAGCCGTGCAAAGCATCACTCTGGCGACTCAGGATCACGTCGATATGCGGTTCAATTCTGCTGAACTGACCCTCGACACTGATAGCGTGGATGATGTTGCCCGTTTCAGCAAGCGGTACATCCAGCCTGCCATGTCGGTTCTGACTTCCGGTATCGAAGGTGATTTCCTTGCCTACGCTACCAAGGCGACGTATCAGGTTGCTGGAACTGCTGGCTCTGCGATCAACTCGCTGGTTGCTCCTGGTGCAGCGCGTGCCAAACTGAATCAGTCGCTTGCACCCAAGGGTGAGCGGAATATTCAGATGGACAGCGTAACGATGGGCGCTCTGGTTAATGGCGTGGCGGCTTACTTCAACCCGTCAAATGCCATTGCCGAGCAATACCGTGAGGGTCTGGTTGCCCGTACCTCGATGGCTGACTACTACGAGAACGAACGTGTCTGGACGCTGACTAACAGCAATGACGTTACCGGCACTACCGACGCCGCTGCTCAGGTCACAGATGGCGGTACTACTGTCGATATGGCCGATACCATTACCAATGCTGTTGTTGGTTCTGTATTCACCATTGCTGGCGTGTATGATTGCCACCCGGAAACGAAAGCGGCCTATCCGCATCTGAAGCAATTCACCGTCACCGCAAACACTTCCGGCCTTTGCACCGTGTCCCCGGCAACAATCCTGACTGGCGCACGCAAAAACGTGTGTTCCTCGACTGGTGCCAATCTGGCGACTACGGATTTCAACAGCAAGACGCTTACGTTCGTGGGTGCTGCTTCTACCAGCTACATGCAATCGCTGATGTATCACAAGGAGGCGTTCCAGTTCGTGTCTGCTGACCTGCCGCTGATGGATGACGCCCATAAGTGTACGCGCAAGGTGCAAGATGGCCTGTCGCTGCGCTGCTGGATCGCGTCCGACATCCGTAACGATGAACTGCTCATGCGTATTGACATTCTGTACGGTTTCGCTGCTCTCCGTCCCGAATGGTCTTGCCGCATGATCGGCTCGGCGGCTGCTTAACCAATAACGGAATGAAAGGAGAAAGATATGTCTTCCGTTGAACAAGTCACCTATAACTCCCCTGATGGGGCAACCATGGGCAGTTCGGCTACCGAGAAGATTTCCTTCTACGGGACTACGCCGGTTGTCCAACGTACTGCCGCGATTGCAACCTCTGCGGTTGGTACTGCGTCGTCTGCTGATGTGACGACTGGCCTGAAGGCGATGGTTATTGACATCGCCAATACCCTTGAAGCACTTGGGCTGTGGAGTGGTAGCGATGCCTAAGTAATATGTTCTTGTGGTAGAATACACTTGAACAGAAGCCATCCTTGGGGACTTTCATGTGTAGGACTAAAATTTGTTCTAAGTGCAATACTGAAAAACAAGTTACAGAGTTCTATGCAGAAAAACGAACCAAGGATGGTTTTCAATCTCAATGCAAGGAATGTCTGAATTCAGCATGGAGGCAGAAATACAGGAATAACCCTGAGTTTAGGGAAAAGGAACGGTTAAGATTAAAGGAGTGGGGCAAGAAAAATAAAGAAAAGGTTGCCGACTCAAAACGTAGGCATTACGAAAATAACAAAGAAGCAAGAAGGCAAAGCGTATATTCGTATGTAAAGAGGAATCCAGAAAAGGCGCTTGAATCAAAGCGGAAATGGATTGATAAAAACAGGGGACACGTCAGAGCCTATAACAACAGCAAACATAAGAGGGTTAAGAAACAAACCCCGGAAAATGCAGATATTGCTCAAATCAGAGCAATTTATAAATCAGCGCAAAAGCTAACACAAGAAACCGGAATTACATATTCCGTGGATCACATCATCCCTCTTTCTAAGGGAGGACTACACCATCAAGACAATTTAAGAGTTATCACGCTATCTGAGAATTGCAGCAAAGGATCAAAATGCGTTTAACACTATGCGTACCAACCATCCGCCGCCCGTATCAGCGGTTACTTGACTCAATCAAGGCGGCAGTCCCGGCGCTGGATGCAGCAGGGATCGAGCATTCAATGGTGTCAGAAGTAGGCAACCCGTATGTAAGTCAAGCCCGTAACGTCATGCTCCGCAAGGCTCTGGATTGGGGCGCGGATACCATCGTTTTCCTAGACCACGACGTTTCCTTCGGGCCAGAAGACCTACTCAAGCTGGTAAAGACCGAGGGCGACGTGGTAGCCGGAACGTACCGATTCAAGCGGGAAGCCGAGGAATACATGGGTACGCTATTCACCGACAAGGAAGGCTACCCGCGAGGCCGCAAATCTGACGGGGCGCTGCACGCCCAATGGGTTCCGGCAGGGTTCCTCAAAGTGACGGATGGCGCAGTGCACAAGTTCATAGAAGCCTACCCTCACCTGCTTTACGGCAAGCGGTACGCCCCGCACGTCGATCTGTTCAACCACGGCGCACACAATTGGGTATGGTACGGCGAGGACTACGCCTTCTCGCGGAACTGGAACGACTGCGGCGGGATGATCTGGCTGGTGCCGGATTTGAACATTACCCACCACTCCGAGACGCAAGCCTATCCCGGAAACTTCCACAACTACCTTCGCCATAGACCGAACGGCGATCTCCATAAAGGAAACTTATGAAAACCGTGCTGCACGTCGGATGCGGAACACAGCCGATTCACGACTTTTTGGACGGTTACAAGGAAGTCAGGCTGGACATTGACCCTAGCGTGGATCCTGACATTATTGCCAGTTTGACGGATTTGGGCGAAATTGGCGAGTTTGACGCGGTGTATGGATGCCATGTCCTTGAACATTTGGCACCGCACGAAGTAAAGAAGGCCATTCAGGAGTTCAAGCGTGTGCTGAAGTCCAACGGTATGGTGATAATGATAGTGCCTAACCTGGACGGCGTAAAGCCCACCAGAGAGGTTCTATACCAGTCCGAGGCAGGGCCGATTACCGGGCTGGATATGTACTACGGCAAGGAGTCGTTTGTCGAGGAACACCCATACATGGCCCACAAGACCGGATTCGTTGCCGAAACGTTGCAACAGGCACTAGAGGCCGAATTCAAGCCGGTTAGCGTAAGGACGCTGGCCGGATACAACCTACTTGGAATAGGAGTCAAAAATGCCCTTCATGTCACACCCTGAACATGGGTATCACCAAGCGATAGAGTCTGAAGTCGAGGAAATGGTTAAAAACGGCTGGAAACTGGACGTCCACCCGCATGATCCGTCGCGGGAAGCCATAAGCCAGCCTCCACTTGCAATAGAAGGAAATAATGCTACAATCCAGTCACAACCTGCGCCTGTACGCCGTGTTGGACGCCCGCGCAAAGCGGATGACGGTGTGACTATTTAGGATTGGCTATGGCTACTAGCCAGACACTCATCAACAGGGCGTTGCGTCTTATCGGCGCAATCGAGTCAGGCGCTTCCCCTACTTCCGACGAATCCAATGACGGACTGACCGCGCTCAACGCCATGCTTGAGTCGTGGCAGCTTGACCGACTTACAGTGTTTGCGTTTCAGGACAAGACCTTTACGCTTGTTCCGGCTGACGGTTCAATCACGCTAGGCGCTGCTGGCA